GATAATACAAACTATTGGCGCAAGCAGGTGTTTCCTTATTATAAAGCAAACCGTAAAAAGAATATTGAAAACTCTGAACTCGATTGGAAAGCTCTGTTCGAATGTCTTAACAAGATTCGTGCGGAGTTAAAGGAGTATTTTCCTTATCGAGTTATTGATGTCGAGTCAGCTGAAGCTGATGACATTATTGCAACTCTAGTTACTAAATTCGGTTCTGAACTAAATACTGGTGAGAAGATATTGATTCTCTCAGGAGATAAAGATTTTATTCAGCTGCATGTTTATTCTAATGTTTCCCAATACGACCCTACTCGTAAGAAATGGATCAAGCATGATGATCCAGAGAGATACTTGCATGAGCACATTCTAAAGGGAGATGCCGGAGATGGTGTTCCTAACGTTCTTTCTCCTGACAATGTTTTTGTTGTGGGTGATAGACAAAGACCCCTGACAGCAAAGAAAATGGAAAAGATCATGGGCACTGATCTAGAGGAAATGGATACCTCTTTGGCCCGAAATTATTCTCGTAATGTTCAACTTATTGATCTAAGTTTTACTCCTGAAACTATTCGTGAAAAAGTTATGGAGCAATTCGAAGCTCAAAAGGATCGTGATCGTAGCAAACTACTAAATTATTTTATAGTTAACAAACTCAAAAATCTAACTGAACATTTGAGTGAATTTTAGGAGATCATAATGGTCATTGGTATGTCAGAATTTTTGCAAAAAGTTGCAAAGTTAAAGAAAACACAAGAGAAGATTGATGCTCTAAAGCACAATGATAGCATTCAACTTCGTATTATTCTACAGGGAGCGTTTGATCCTAGTGTAGTATGGTTACTTCCGCCAGGAGAACCGCCATATAAGCCAAACGAATTAGTAGATCAACAGCACGTTCTATTAAAAGAATGTGAGAAACTAAGATATTTCATTAAGGGTTTCCATGATAATCTCAATCAGACAAAAAGAGAAACCATGTTCGTAGAGTTACTCGAAAGAGTAGATCCTGAAGACGCTAAACTACTATGCGCTATTAAGGATAAGAAGATGCCATTTAATGGCATTACATTACAGCACGTCAAGGAAGGACTACCAGGGTTAATCGCAGAATGAGCAAGTCAGCACTAAAGAAGTTTAAGAAGAATGATTATTCAGATCACGAAGAGTATCGTGATGATCCTCGCGAGAGGGAAAACAAGCGTAAGGCAAAGCGTGTTGAACGTGCTTTGAGAACTAAAGATATCTCAGCATTAATCGAAGATGAAGATCAGGACTTTATTGACGATGTATCAGAAGATACTTGGAGGTAATATGGACCCTTTACAGTTTTGTTATTGGTTACAGGGATTTTCTGAAATAAATGGTGGAGTAGCGCCAACACAAGAACAATGGAATATAATTCAAGATCATTTAAATCTTGTTTTCATGAAAGTTACTCCAGATCGCTCAACAACTCAGAATAATGAAGCAAATACTTGTTATACAAATCCAGAACCAGTAAAGAAAACACGTCCTACAGAAGATACAATCTGGGAGGAACCCGTGGAAGACATCTGGAAAAAACCGGAGAAACCACCTTCAAGGAGATGTATACCTATATACGATGATAAGATATATAAGATGTTTAAGGATTCTTAATATGTGCCCAACTTATTTATTTCGAAATAATGAAACTGGCGAAGAGTATGAAAACTTTATGTCAATATCTGAACTTGATGCATATCTACAAGAAAACCCACACATAACTCAACTCGTAAATGGTGCGCCAATGATCCATTCTGGCAGAGGCATGGGTAAACCTGATCAGGGTTTCCGTGATCTGCTTAAACATATGAAGAAGGGCAATCAAAAAGGCATATCAAGGAGCACCATCAACACATTTTAGAGGTAAAATGGAAGAAGAAACAGTAAAAAGACTAACACGTAGAGAAAAAAGACTTCTTCGCCAACAGGGAAAACAATCAGAAAATTATCAAGAGAAACTGAATTTTAATTTAAAACATTTTGATCCGTTAACTCAAAATCAAAGACATACTTTTAATGCATTTGATAATGATAAGAATTTGATGTTACATGGCATCGCCGGAACAGGTAAATCCTTTATGGCGATGTATCTTTCGTTGAAACAGATACTAACTAATCCGGACAGTTCTTACAAAAAGATTGTTATTGTTAGATCAGTAGTTCCCACGAGAGACATGGGATTTCTTCCAGGAAACTCTAAAGAAAAGACTAAGGTATATGAAGCACCTTATTACGCAATATGTTCAGAATTGTTTGGAAGAGGAGACGCATACGACTACCTTAAGAATAAGGGTCTTGTTGAGTTTATGTCTACATCTTTCATTCGTGGTATTACTCTTAACAATTGCATTGTCATCGTAGACGAAATGCAGAATGCGACGTTACATGAACTTGATTCTGTTATTACTAGAGTGGGTTATAACTGTAAAGTTATATTCTGCGGAGACTTCCGTCAGAGCGACTTTACAAGAGAACATGAAAGAAATGGGTTAACTGACTTCATGCGAGTTGTTCGTAGTATGAAGTCTTTCAACCTAATAGAATTCGAAGCAGCGGATATCGTAAGATCCGCTCTAGTTAAAGAATATATAATTCTAAAGGATAAAATGAGGATAACTGTGTAGTAGTGAGAAAAGTATTTAAACACAATCTCGTTCAGGAGATTGATATAACCACAGAAAACATCGATGGTAGTAGATATTATGTGTTACCGAACGGAGACAAATTTCGTTCGGTAACTTCTGTTTTATCAGACGCCTTAGATAAAACGGCTCTCATGGAGTGGAGACAAAGAGTAGGAGAAGAGGAAGCTCAAAAGATATCTACTCAGGCAGCTAGAAGAGGAACAGCTGTTCACACTCTCTGCGAGAATTATGTGTTGAATAAGGAGAACTACCTGGGGAATGCTGTTCCTTCTAGCGTAGACTCTTTTATCAGTATTAAATCTGTTCTTGATCATAATGTAGACAACATTCTGGGCGTAGAAACGCCATTATACTCTAGAGCATTAAGAACGGCTGGAAGATGCGATCTGATAGCAGAGTATAATGGTATTCCTTCAGTAATTGACTTCAAGACGTCTAAGAAACTGAAAAAGGAGGAATGGATCGAGTCCTATTTCCTCCAGACAACAGTATATTCTATGATGTTTGAACAGATCTACAAGATAAAGATACCACAGATAGTTGTAATAATATCTGTGGACCACGAGGGTCCACAAGTTTTTCAGAAAGATAGAGGCCAATACGTCAATAGAGTTCTAGATATATTCTCTACTGGTTCTCTATAATACCATGTAGATCGGGGGAGTCAGTTGAATAAACTACCCTCCTGATCCCGAAATGCTCTATGGCTTTCTTGCAACCTGAACATGGTTCAGCCATTCCATCCACCCAAGTCATATCCCCCTTATTCTTTTTCTTTACTCGAAACACGTAAAGAGTGGATCTTTTTAAAAGATCGCTGTCCATATGCCTTAGTGCGCCTAAGATAGCGTCGACTTCTGCATGCTTAAAAATAGATTCAGAATTCTTACCGAATCTTTTCTGCATCGGATGACTCTTCTCAGAGTTGAACCCAACAGAAATAACCTCGTTACGAATAACGAGGCAAGCAGCGAGTTTCATTTTCATGGGATTGTTTACAGCCAGACGACGAGTCAGAGCCATATACTTTTGATCACGAGTCATTACAACCTCGAAAAAGGAGGGGAAGGTCCCCTCCTATCATTTAGTAATTATAACGCTCATTCATGATAGTGTCAAGCATTACTGCTTCTGGAGAGAACTTCTCTACCTGAGTCAAGTTCTTGATCAGAGTAGGAGAGAATCCTGACACAATGGCAACGCCACTAGTATCAAACTTCACTGGCTGGTTACCGAATGAAGCATTTAGATTCCAGAACACTACCTTAGGCATGTCGTAACCTGCATCAGCATACTTACGAGCGATCATTTCAATAGCAGAGTCATCGTGCGTTACGCAATGATCAAACTGCATATCTGAAAGGATCAGAAGCATCTGAGGCATTTCCTCTTGAGGAACATTACCATCCTTTGCTACGTTAAGGATCTTGTTAAGAGCCTTGTGTAGATCAGTGTTCATTGCCCACTTTGACCTCACCATCTGCTGACACTTCTGGACAATGTTGCCCTCGAGGTGCAGTAGTTCTGGCGTACCAGAGAAAGTCAAGAACGTATCCTTGAACTTACCCTTGTTCTTTTCTGCCAGGTATAGACCTAGAGAAACGGCAACATCCATACAAGTAGTCTTGCTCTTTGAGTTAAAACCACCAGCATAGTCGGTCATTGAACCTGACACGTCAACCAGAGGTAGAATGCTAGCATCACCAACATAGTTAGGAAGAGCGTTCCACTGAGCGATGATGTGGTTCAATTCAGTCTCATCGAAACTTTTAGTGTAACCATATGCACCAATACCCTTTAGGATATCATAAGGATACACAGCACCAGCATTTACCTTAACACCTGCTTCACCCTTTACGAGCTTCTGCACGTATTCCTTGAACTTTACCGAGTGCTTGTTGAATGCCTTCTTGTAACGAGAAGCAGCAACAGAAGGAACCTTGTTAAAGTCAATCTCATCCCACTTGTTTGCACACATTGGCGTTTCAACAACGTTGGTCAAATTAACCAAAGTCTTACGATACTGCTTAGGAGTCATACCCAGGAACTGACGTAGCTCTGCAGCTAGTTCGCCCTTACGTGGCATCCACTTAGCAACAAGACCAGCAGTAGCTGGGTTCTCGAGACCCTCACGGATGAACTCAAAAGCAGCCTGACGAACATCGCCCTTAGCAGTTAGAAGGTCATCCCAACGACCAAGTTCTGGAACCTTGTGAACAAGACGAGCAGCAAGTGCAGGATCGTTGTCACAAAGATACTCAAAGATGTCACGGAACACCTTACGCTCACCAGCACCACCACGAGCATCACGTGCCCACAGAGCAATACGAGTTGCGAGATCCTTGTTCTCTACATAAGCAGCAACGAACGCAGGGATAATGTTCTTACCACGAGATGCGCCGATGCTTGAGTATAGATCAACTAGCGGAGAAGCAGTTGACTTTAGAGCCTTCATGCCGTTTTGAGTACGAGCAGTCTGGTTCTTCACAGCATTAACAAAAGTAGACATTTTATATTTCCTTTCTACAGATTCAAGCCAAGACCTGTCTGATCTTGGCACTTTGTTTATGGAGACAGTGTTTATGCGGAATTGAATCTAAAACTAACAGGATGTATTTTTTAGAGCTCTACCAATTGAGCTAATTGGCCCAGGGGCCAATGTTGGAGTCGAACCAACAACCTCTCGATTACAAGTCGAAAAAAGTTTGCTGAAAACATCCTAAACTAACGGGATCAACTTTTTGCTTTTCAATGCATAGCTAGTAGTTGCTGAACTGATCCCAAAACTCTATATTACTATTATACTATACTTCTATTAAAAGTCAAGCAATAAAAATGCAACAGGTTCTTATTTTACGGTGGGAATCGAACCCACTACTTTCTGATTAAAAGTCAGATGCTCTACCTTTGAGCTACTAGTTGTTTGCTGTAAAGAACCTAAACTAACGGGATCACTTTTCACTCAAAGTTTGCGAGTATAAATTGCTGAACGGATCCCAAAGTTAACAGGATTGTCTTGTCGGCGTGACAAAGTTCAAAGTTTGTTGCCTTTATTGTTTGCAGTAACAATCCTAAAACTTTCAGACTAGACCCGATGCCATCGGGACTTCCCCATAAATGGATAAATGGTGGGGAAGATTGGGATCGAACCAATTAAGTTTCTTTTGCTGTACCTAGTCTATAACTTGGAGCGGGCGAAGGGAATCGAACCCTCGTCTTTAGTTTGGAAGACTATGGCTCTACCATTGAGCTACACCCGCAATTATCCAAACGTATATAAATCTTGAAGAATAAAACCCATC